GCAATGGCATGAACAGCATGGAATTACAGTACACGCCGCATGGCCAAAAGGTTGGCGCGCTATGCCCAGAGATAAGGCCAAACGTAACACGTGATACGCTTTTCATGGAAGGCGGCCAGCCCATAGGCTTTTACGTTACAGGGCTAAACGGCAAGCTGAAGGATTTTATTGACGTTGCTAATGCTGAGTTTAGAAGCGATAACGTACCAAAGCAAGAAATGAGCAGGGGCGCACAAGGCACTAAAGCAGACAAGGCCAAGCGGTTAAAAGAGGGCGCGCCACTTGTTACTCAGTATTCAACGACATTAGGGAGCATGCAACCCAAGCCCCACATGAAGCGGCCATACCCCAGTATGAGCGCTGTACACCAGCAAACAACAGCGCACACATTTATTAAAGCCATGCTGTTAACGTGCCGCGAATCAGAATTAATGCTTAAGAAGTACATGCCAGCGGCATACAAAAACCAGATTGAACTTATTGAGAGCAAAGTGCCTGTTAAGTGGCGGTTTGGTAATCTGTTTACAAGTTCCATATCCAATTATAACATTTCTGCGCCTTTTCACAGGGATACGGGGAACTTAAGAGGTGCATTAAACGTAATCATTACCAAGCGATTTGATTCTTATGGCGGCTGTTTACATGTGCCGTGCTATGATTTAACTGTGGAGTGTGCTGACAATTCAATGCTTGTTTACCCAGCTTATAAAACAATGCACGGCGTTACGCCTATACATAGCAACTCACCAAATGGATACCGTAATACGCTGATATTTTATGCGTTAAAAGGGTTTGAGGCCTATGCCTGATAAACAGGGCGATAACAGGCACAAGAACGGCCAGTTTACAAAAGGTGTAAGCGGCAACCCAGATGGCCGCCCGCCCAAGGTTAGGTGCATTCCCGATATACTAAATAAGATTGGCGGGGAACATATTGCAGAGTTAGAGGGTGTAACAAAGTTAGAAGCAATTATGCGCATGGTGTACCGCAAGGCTTTTGAGGGCGAGAACTGGGCGGTGCGCTTTATAGCTGAATACACGGAAGGAAAACCAGTTACACCAATAAGCATGGAAAACAACCAACCCATTGAGATACTAAGAATTACAAATGAAGCATGAGCGCGGGGCTAAATGTAGATGTAATAAGGGAAAGCATACTGACGGATGCGAGCAGGTACAAAGTTGTGGTTGCAGGGCGGATATGGGGGAAAACCACACTGGCGCTGATTTGGTTACTGCTAAGCCAGTTTATGCAAGCGGAAAGACGTTGGTATATTGCGCCCACATACCGACAGGGGCGCATGATTGCGTTTCCGTTACTGAAACGGTTATTTCGTGGGCTTGACACAGCTAAAATAAATGAATCTAATTTGAGTATTATTTTGAATAACGGTGCAGAAGTAAGTATTAAGGGTGCTGACAATGAGGACAGTTTACGTGGCACATCGCTGGCCAAGGTTGTGCTTGACGAATACGCTTATATGCGGCCTAATGTGTGGCAGGAAATTGTACTGCCCATGTTAGCTGATACCAAGGGGCAAGCAATGTTTATTGGCACGCCTGACGGCTATACAAACGGCTTTTATGACATATACAGTAAAGGGCTTAATAAAGATGAGGACTGGCGAAGCTGGCAATTCAAAACGGTGGAGGGGGGTTTTGTGCCAGCCGATGAAGTTGAAAAGATGCGCGGCAATATGGACGAGCGGGTTTTTAGGCAGGAATTTGAAGCAACGTTTGAAACAGCCTCTAACCGTTGCGCTTATAACTTTGACAGGAGCAAGCACGTTACAAAAGATTACGAACCGTCAAAACTGGTTTACTTTGGCGTTGATTACAACGTTGATTATAACACGGCTTTATTAATACACGAATACACGGACTCGACCATCCACGTCAGTCATGAGATAAGGCTAAACAACAGCAACACAGAGGAGCTTTCCAAGCACATGAAAAAGCTGGCCACAGAAGTTGTTGTTTACCCTGACCCCGCTGGGAAAGCAAGAAGCACCCAAAGCGATAAAAGCGACCACCAAATAATGCGCGACCATGGGTTTAAGATACGCGCGCGGCGTTCGCATCCATCACACAGGGCAAGGCTCAATGCTTTAAATCGCAAATTGCTTGATGCCAATGGCAAGGTGGGCGTTACAATTAGCCCTAATTGCAAATGGCTTATCCGCGATTTGGAACAATGCACAAGGGACAAATACGGTGGAATAGATAAGTCCGATATAACGCTTACACATGCGTTGGACGCGGTTAGCTATGCCATCGAGTATAAGTTCCCTGTCTTAAGACGTGAGGCTGTAAGCGTACAATGGTAATAAAAGATTTAACCAAGGAAGCGGTTGTTAAAGGTATTAAAGAGCATTTGCAGTTTGTGGAAAGCAAGCGCACGGTGGAGCGGTACAAGATGCTTAATTATTATGAGGGGTTGGTAAGCGAATTGGAAGCTGATATTAATAAGTGGTTTAATGCTGACAGCTTAAAGCAAGCGCCGCCAGTTGTTACCAACCTTACTGGTAAAATGGTTGACAGCAGGGCAATATCATACAAGCAAGCGCCACAGCGGCAAGTGGATGAGCGTTACGAGGAGATTGCTTGGAACTTGGACAGCCGTATGTTACAGCTTGAGCGCCTTACTTACCTGCTGGGTACAATGGGGCTTAAAACATTTTATAACGAGGAAAAACAGCGCATTGAATACGACCTGCTGGTTGAGTTTTACCCAATGTTTTTACCCAACAGTTCTGAGCCAGTGGCCGTGGCGTATCCCCTGTTTAGCCATGGTAACAGTAAAATGCAGGAGCAGGTTTATGTGTTTTGGTCAGCGGAAGAACATTATAACATTACACAGCGCGGCAAGATTATAAGTGTTAACGATGAGGACGTAAACCCTTACGGCGTTATCCCAATTACGTTTGCACATCGCCACCCACTTACGACCGACTGGTGGCGTGAGGGTGCAAGCGATATTGTAAGCGTTAATACAACGGTAAACATACTATTAACAGAAATGAGCCTTGGTATGCGGCTTGAGATGCTTGGCCAGCCGTGGGTCAGTGGCATAGACGATGCCAGCCGTATGCAACTCGGCGTAGATAAGCCGTTAATTTTACCAGAGGGCGCTTCCTTTCAATTTGCAACAGCAGGCGGCAACCTTACGCAATACTCAGACGCCATACGTTTTATGATTGATAAGGTAGCTTATGAAAACAGCCTTAAGACCAAATGGGCTGTTGGTAGGGATGCCGTAAGTAGTGAAGCACTTAAAATGCTGGAAGTGGATCTAACCGAGGCCGTTATGACCGATGTGGAAATGGTATGGCGCGACTTTGAACGCACACGTTACGAGGTGGACAGGGCTGTACTTGATTACCACAACGTAAGCCTTAATGAAGATTTCAGTGTGGATTTTAGCGAGCCGCGCTTCCCATTAAGCGCAAGTGAGGAAAGGGCGCAATGGGAATGGGAGTGGCAACACGGCTTGCGCAGTAAGAAAGATTGGTTTAGGAAAAACAACCCTGACAGCACAGACATTGATGCACTTGTTGAAACCGTGCAAGCGGAACGCGCAGGGGAAACAACAGCGGAGCAACCAGCCACGGAAGGCAACCTGCTGTTACAGGCCTTACAGCAACCAGTATAAAGCATGCCAGACTTTATTGAACAGGCGGGGAACAAATTGGCCGATGGCTTTTATAATGTGCAGGTTGCATTTGTTAATGAGGTTATGGCGTTAAGGGCGCGGGGTTTAACACGTGAACAAATACTGGCCACGCTTTCACAATTAGATATTAAAGAACACATGCTTACAAACCTTGGCTTGCGCGGTGATATTGAAGAATTTATGCTAACGTATGAAACAATGCTTTTGGGCATGGAAAAGTACGCTGAAATAAGCCCCATTACATTACAGGCATTAAAGAAAGCCGACACCGCCTTTTTTATGAACGCGCTTACTACACAGGTAAGCGAGGTATTAAAGGGCGAACTCCAGCGCGCGGCCATTACAGGCGTTGGCCAATCAGGTATAATTTCAAACCTTGCGGCACGCACCACATTAAGGAAAGACCACATTAGAACACTTGCTAACTCAGCAGTAAGGCAATACAGCCGCAACGTTACCGCGGAAATGTCAAACGCCATGCCAGCTAACGCCCAGTATGTTTATATGGGCGTTGTGGATAAAATAACGCGGCCAATATGCTTACAGATGGTGG